GTACTGTTGGGCGAATGTTTCGTTTTGAAACGATGAAACTTTGTTAGTTGAGTATCGCACGATCCACTTAACTTCAGTCTTTATGATGCTTGTCATCTTTTATTCCCCCTTTGATTGACTATAAAACTATTATAGCAGGTTTGGGTAAGAAGTCAAGCCTTTGGCTAAATTATTTTATATAATAAAATCAATAACTTAGAGTTTCTTGGTATTACCGTTAATCCTGCCCTGTCTCCAACCTTCAGGAATTACTTCATTTTTTCGGATTTTTTTATTCTCTAGGTCATTTGTAATCCAAATAGTACCATATTGTGAATTTTTAGTTCCTACTTGGTGATTTATCTTATCGTAGGTTTCTTTTCTCTTTCTATTTGATTCCGGGGATGCTGCTTGTATTGTCGCTAACCGTTGTAATTCTTTATTAACTGCAAAACATGTATCGGTTCTTTTTCCAAAAAAGAAATTGTCCTCTCCATAGCGGGGTTGCCATTTTGGATGATTTCTCGGTAAGGTCGCGCTATTATACTTTAATCCATTTTCTCGGCGAATATTTATATATGCATCGTCTTTACTGCGATTGATATAGTCAAAGCCACCGAATCCGCCTTTCTTCAGATTATAAGTATTAGCTTCAGCTAAAAAATCTTCATTTACCAATTCAGCTTCTTTTGCATACATTTCTTCTGGGTTATTAAATACATAGAGAATTTCTTTTTCAAAATTTTCTATTCCATGTTTTTCTATCGCTCTTAGTAAGTATTTACCTGAGCCCATATAATTATCGTCAAGATTTCGAGTCTTATGTGACCCAATATATACCGTGCCATTAATCTTGTTTGTTATCTTGTATATCGTATAGAACATACTATCATCCTTATTGTATGTTATATTTATACTGGTTCGATTCCGACCTTATGTATTTAACTATATACTACTTAAATGGTACACGGGAAGGGATTTGAACCCTCAAGGCTTGCGCCGACAGATTTTAAGTCTGTTGTGTATACCGTTCCACCACCCGTGCATTAAATCTTTAACTTATGTGTTTATTATACATTATTACTATCTATTGTCAATCCTTTCGTCAAAATAATTTCTTTAACAAAATCAACAACTTACAGATAGTCATCATCATCTAAATTTTTTATGACTGCCCATACTAACATTAGTGCAGCGAATCCTACGTAGAAAAGTACTTCCATAATCTTTGTACCCCGTGCGAGAATTGAACTCGCTTATCTCGGTTTTAGAAGCCTGATAGCTGCCTTGACAGGACGTTAAACTGCCACAGCAATATCAAAATTAAAATTGCTACTTACTTTGTTGATAGAGTGTATAGTAACAGTATTGTTGTAAGGAATCAAGTACTGATTTGCCCTTATATAAGCTTCTTCAGTACTAGACGCCCAAGTGTCGTACATTTTTTTACTACCATTATCCATAACAGTAATTGTAAATTTATACATGCTATTACCTATCTCTGTAATTGTCAATGCCGCATCTAGTGCAACGCCAGAATACTACTTGATGACCATCTTTACATCGCATAACTGTATCTATCACTTTGTCATGGCCAATGCAAGCACAAATCATTTTACCAAAAAAGAAATTAATTATTTTCATAGTATCCAGTCCTTTGAATGATATATTTATTCAAAGATGCTTGTTTCTAACTTTCATCATGTTGTTTAACGCAGCAGCACAGTAAAAGGTAGTGTTTTTTCTAAAAATCGTATCATTTAACTTAAATGACTTTAAAACTATATCGCCGTTACAACTGTTTCTAGAAGTTCTTATGTAACCTAATTCTTCTAACTGATTGCGTAATTTCGCAAACTCTGGATGATCTTTTACTCCATAACTTCTCCACGAAATATTGCCATTAACTAAAATATCAACCAACTGTTCATTGGTTAGTTCTTTAGTAGTGTCATGCTTATATCCAACATAATTGTTTGGAACATCGGTTAAGTATTCTTTAAGTATTGTAAATTCACGCATAATAATTGGTGCAGGCGATCGGACTCGAACCGATATATAACAGCTTAGGACGCTGCTGCCTCTCCATTAGACTACACCTGCAAGAAAAAGTAGCCAAGTTTCCCTGGCTACTTGTTGTTTTATACCAAGTCGTATCTTGGGCTCATAACAGTTTGAAGCATGATCGCTTCAGGTGTCATGTTGCTCAAGTCTGCTGCCAATACCGACTTAACGATAGTTGGGCTGAATCCTGATACTAATGCTACACCACGCTGATCAAACTTTACTGGCACATTAGCATGAGCACTGATGTTCCAGAATACTACTGCTGGAACAGTGTAACCAGCAGCTTCAAAATTACGCTTGATGCTCTGCATAGCAGAATCGTCAAATGATCCGCACTGATCAAACTGCATGTCCGACAACACTAGTAAAGCCCTTGGCATTTCTTGATCACTAACATTACCTTTCTTAGCCACATCCAACACTTTCTTGAATGCTGCGATAACGTTAGTACCCATTTCCCAATTAGACTTTTCCATCTGCTCAGCTTTCTGAATTACGTTACCTTTCAGGTTCAGCAATTCTGGATTGCTAGAGAATGTTGCGAACACATCCTTAAACATGCCCTTGTTCTTGTCAGCCAAGTACAGCCCCAAACTTACAGCAACATCAATACAACGTACTGAAGACTTGCTTTTTGGTCCGCCTGCCAAACATAACATAGAGCCTGAAACGTCTACCATAGGCAGAATGTTTGCGTCTCCAACAAAGTTAGGCAATGCTTCCCACTGTGCTACAATGAAATCACGATCAGTCTGAGTGAGAGTTTTAGCTCCCCAACCCTGCATGATTACGCTTTTCAGTACATCGTAAGGGTACACTGCACCAGCATTAACTTTTACAGACTTATCGCCTGAAGCCAACTTTGCTACATACTCTTTAAACTTTTCTGAGTTCTTGTGGAACGCAGTACGGTAACGAGCAGAAGCCAATGAAGGCAGTTTGCTGAAATCAATGTTATCCCAATCACGGGCACACATTTTAGTTTCAACTACGTTGGTCAAGCCAACTAGTGTCTTACGGTAAGTCTTTGGAGTCATTTCCAAAAACTTACGAAGGTCAGCCGCTACCGCACCTTTACGAGGACACCATTTTGCGGCTAGACCGTTACCGTCAGTGATAGCTTGTTTAATCAAACCAAATGCCTGAGCTTTTAGTACTGGATCAGTAAACACAAACAGGTCATCCCAACGTCCCAATTCAGGTACTTTGCGAATCAACAGACTAGCTGCTTCACGATCAGTTTTTTCCAGATACACTAGGATATCACGGAAAATCTGTCTTTCCCCTGCACCTTCACGGACGTCCCGCACCCACTGTGCTATGCGCAAGGCAAGTTCTTTGTTTTCTACAAAGGCTGCTGTAAAGTCACGAGTAATATCCTTACCACGGCTTGCACCGATCTTGTAGAAAAGATCAACAACTGGATTAGCAGTTGATTTATGTGCCTTCATACCATTTTCAGTTCTTGCTTCTTGTGTTATTACTGCATTAGCGAAAGTCGCCATTTTTATTTCCTCTTTTTACGGGTTGATGTTTTTTACTTTTTCATAGTATTGTTTGTGTTTACTGAAATCAGCCCTAATTTAACAGGTTCCTGTTTTTGCTACCGCTGTGCTGCCACTACACTATCTCCGCCTAAGACGGAGAAGAGGAATTGAACCTCTGATTGCGGTTCATGGTTGCATTTGTTTTGCTGTAAGGAACCTAATTCTTTTTCTACTACAATTTAACAGGATGAGATTGAGACTAGATTTTTATTTCTCTGCTTGGCTGATCCCCTGTACATCGGTTCAGTCTCCCAAGCACAGCAACAATTCATGTTGCCTATCTGCATATTGTGTCTGTTAGCGGAATCATATATGTCTTTCCATAAGTCAGTAGTTCCATTAGCGTCTGATATTGCTATCAGATAGTACAGTCATAGTGTTTCCATTACGACTGACTAGCATTCCGGGCCACCGTCTACTACATTTACTGGTTCATTGTTGAGAGAGGTTTTGCTGTATTCATCCTAAAACTTTATTTTCTTATTATAACTCTTTTTTACTAGAAGTCAACTGTGTGTTGACCCAATTTAACAGGTTAGTTTTTGCCATTTTTTACTGAAATAGCAAAACAGTCTTCTTGGAGCGATTATTAGTCGCGAATATTTGTTTTGCTGAACCTAACCTAAATTTAACAGGATACAGTTTTTTAGCTGCTCTACCGACTGAGCTAACAGTAATTACTCACTGTGTAGGACTCGAACCTACGACCCGCTCCTTAGCATGGAAGTTTGTGTTGCTGTATGTATCCTAAAACTTAAAATTCTTCCCGATTACCGTATGCGG